ACACAAGATAGAATAATATTAGACTTTAACCCATCAGATGAATACCATTGGATATATGACAAGCTAATACCTAGAGATGATTGTGTATTTTTTAAAACAACTTACCTAGACAATCCTTTTATTGAAGCATCTATAAGAAAGGAAATAGAAAGGCTTAGAGATACAGACGAACAATATTGGCAGATATATGGGTTAGGTGAAAGATCAGCTAGTAGAAGCACTATATTTAAGTATGTTGAGGTTAATCAGATACCACAAGCAGCAGAACTAATTGCATATGGTATGGACTTTGGGTATACCAATGATCCTACCACCTTTGTTTCTGTTTATAGTCAAGGGCATAACCTTTATATCCAGGAACATCTATATAGAACGCAAATGACTACAAGCGATATAAACAACTTCCTTAAAGAACTAAACCTTACAAGCAAACCAATTTACGCAGATAGTGCTGAACCAAGATTGATATCAGAACTTAGAGCAATGGGTAACAATATATTTTCTAGCATAAAAGGTAAGGATAGTGTGAATGCTGGTATTGACTTACTTAAAAGATACAAGATACATATCCTATCCACCTCAACAAATGCCATAAGTGAGTTTAGAAACTACAAATGGAAAGAAGATAAAGGCGGTATGCTTATAAATACCCCAGAAGATAAAAACAACCATATCATTGACCCTTGCAGGTATGCAACTTATTCTATATTGAGCAGACCAAACTTTGGTAAATATGCCCTGCATTAAAATAAATAAAAAAAGTTATTAAATTATTTGGCAATAACTAGTATTTATTGTTATGTTTGCAGTATAATATTTAAAACAAAACATTATGACAACTATTAAAACACTTTACAAAAACATAACTTACAGAGTAACAATGAGAGGTATAGATTTTTCCTATGCCCAAGATGATAACGGGTATACAGTTACCGATACAAAAACAATTCACGCTTTAGCACTTGCTAACAACTAAAACAAAACAGATATGAAAGAAATAATAAACAATTTAGAATACGTGATTGACGACATCGATACAAGAATATATCAGTGCCTTGATAGAGATGAGGTTGTGATGCTTAAAAGAGCTAAACACGAAGCAATGGTATTGCTAAGAACACTAACTTACATTAACCAATAGAAGAATAATGAAACAGATAATAGATAAATTCCTAATTAAAAGAAGCATCAGACCATACAAGATAGTAGCTTTGTCAACTGGTGTAATTGTAGAACATTACCGTAATGGTAAATTAAAAACAGAATATTATGGATTGGTATAGTACCCCAGATTACCCAGAGTATGAATGCACAGAATGTGGTGCAGATATAGATAAGCCTGGTGTGTGTAGTGGCACTTGTCACGAAGCAAGTATGATTTAGTTAAGTTAGTTAGTTTTGTTTAAGAGGTGCATCAGAAATGGTGTGCCTTTTTTTATTATATTTACTTACTATAAAAAACCATTTTAAAACCGTTATACAAATATGAAACTTGATATTACCATACCAACTGATTTAAGTGAAATTACTTTAAGGCAGTATAAACACTTTCTTAAAATACAGAAAAGCCAAGATGATGAAAACTTTTTAAGTGCAAAGATTATAGAAATATTTTGCAAGGTAAAGCTGGAAGATGTAATGCAGATTAAATTTAATGATAGTGAGTACATTGTAAATACACTTACAGAAATGTTTGAGCAAAAGCCAAACCTAGTAACAAAGTTTAAACTAAATAACAAAGAGTATGGTTTTCATCCACAACTAGATGATCTAACCCTGGGTGAGTATATAGACTTGGATACATTTATTGGAGATTGGGAAAACATAGAAAAAGCAATGGCTGTTTTATATAGACCAGTAGTAAACAAGTTAAAAGATAAATACACAATAGAAGAATACAAAGTAGGTAAGGATCAAGATATTTTAGATATGCCTATGGATGCAGTATTATCATCAATTTTTTTTTTGTGGAATTTAGGAATAGACTTGTCGAAAACTATGATGAACTATTTGGACAAGGAGGAAACACAAGCCTTGACGCAGTTTCTCAATTCTCAACCAAATGGGGATGGTATAACTCAATTTACGGTCTTGCTCAAGGAGACATTACAAGATATGAAGATATCACTAAACTAGGTGTACACGAATGTTTTATGATGCTATCCTTTATGAAAGACAAAGCAGAAGTAGAAGCAAAAAGAATTAAACAAAATTTCAAATGAGCCAACAAGGTATAAGAGGGTATTATCAATTAACATCAACAATAGAAGAACAATTAAGAGGTACTGAATTTACTAATACAGTTTCTATTGGTGATATAAGCAAAGTAAACCTAAACAAGCAAGACATATTTCCATTAGCACATATGATTGTAAATAGTGTTACAGCAGAAGAACAAGTGTTGAGGTTTAACATAAGTATATTGGCTTGTGATATTGTAGACCAATCAAAGGATATAACAACAGATAGATTTACTGGCAATGATAATGAACAAGATATTCTAAACACACAGCTACTGGTCTTAAACAAGCTGATACAGAAGTTAAGAATGGGATCATTGCATACAGATATGTATCAATTAGATGGAGACCCAACATTATCACCGTTTAGTGATAGATTTGAAAATGAACTTGCTGGGTGGACTGCAGATATTACTATACTAATTTACAATGATATATACATTTGCTAATGAAGTTTAAGAACGTAGATGAAATATTAAACAAGTATGCGAAGTATGTTGTACAGCAATCTAAATCAAACCTAACCAAAGATAAAAAAGGTGGAGGTAATTTATATAATTCTGTTAGTTATAAAATAGAGAAAAGCCAAGATGATTTTTTGTTAGATTTTCTGATGGAAGATTACGGGGCTTTTGTAGATAAAGGTGTAAAGGGTAAAACCTCAACATATCCAGAAACAAGTGCAGCATTATCAAAGTTTCAATATGGTAGCGGTACTGGTCAAAAAGGTGGATTGACAAAAGGTATCAATGCCTGGCTAAAAAAGAAAAGGTTTCAGTTTAGAGATAAGCAAGGTAGGTTTATGAGTTATGATAGTATGACTTATTTAATAGCAAGAAGCATTTACAACAAAGGTTTAAAAGCAAACCTATTTTTTACAAAGCCATTTGAAGCTGGTTTAAAAAGATTGCCAGATGATTTAATAAAAGGGTTTGCATTAGACATTGAAGATGCAATAATATTAGGAACAAAAAAATAAGATATGGATTGGACATTAGGAATAGCATTTCATTTCCCACATAACCGATTATTGGTTGGTTGGGAGTACATCGCAAAAGATGAAAGATACACATACACAACAATAAGACTATATTTATTTATAGCTACACTAACATTAGATTTTTAAGATGGCAAATATAGCATTAAGAAACCCACAGTTTAAAAGCATAGCAATACCAGCTACTGGTACATTGTCAACTGTATGTGAAGTATCTATTGATGGAACTTTAAGATATACACTTGTAAAGAATGTACAACCATCTACAACTATAAATTTTGACATAGCAGAACTTGCAAGAGATTATATAGAGATTGCATACCAAACAGATTATGTACCTCAAACTGTAGCTATAGAAACTGTACTAACTAATTATAGTGGTTTAAATGGTACTGGTACATCCTATCCTTTAACTGCGGTTACATACAATGATGTAGGTTTTGAAGCCTATGGAACATTTGAAGAAGAAGTAAATCCAATAGTACCTTTTGGTAGAACACTACCTACTTTATTAATACCAATAAATGAAGATACAGATGAGTTTACAATATTAGCACCAAACAACCAAGCTGGTAAAATATCATACCTTACAAGTAGCTTTAGAGGTGCAGAAAGTTATGCTGCTGGTGATACAACTGTAACTATTCAAGGTGTAGATTGTAACATTAAAAGAATAGACTGCACAAAGTATGGTGAGGGTAAAAGAATTATCTATATAAATAAGTATGGCGCTCAACAAGATCTTTGGTTTTTCTTAAAAGAAACAAGAAACCTGGCTAGAACTAATGAGGGTTACAAGTCAAACACTATAACCTATCCAAGTGGTGGTGCAGAATACAACATACAGAATGCACCTAACAAAGTATTCAATACACAAGCAAAACAAACGCACACTTTAAGTAGTGGATATTACCCAGAGTTTTTAAATCAACAATTTGAAGAACTACTATTAAGTGAATACATATGGTTAAGCACCTTTAAAAAAGGTAGTGGTGTTATCATACCAGTTAAAGTTAAAACTTCAACAGTAGCCTTTAAAACAAGTGTAAACGATAGACTAATAGAATACACTATGGAATTTGAAGAAGCCTTTGATTACATAAACAACATTAGATAAATGCGTAGACTACAACTATACATAGGTACTGAAAGAGTAGATTTATTTAAGGATGAAACGGTTTCACTTACACAAACAATAAAGAATGTAAAAGACTTAAAAAAAGTATTTACTGAATTTACACAAACCTTTTCTGTACCAGCATCAAGTGTGAACAACAAGATATTTAAACACTATTATAACTTTGATATTAGTAATGGTTTTGATGCAAGAAAAAAACAAGCTGCAAGAATAGAGTTAAATGATTTACCTTTTAAAGATGGTAAGATAGCTTTGCAAGGTGTTGAACTTAAAAACAATTTAGCACACACATACAAGATTACTTTCTTTGGCAATACAGTAGACTTAAAAGATATATTAGGTGATAGTGAATTAGCAAGTTTACCTTTAAACCAAAACCAAATATATGACTATGCAAATGTAACAAGTAGAATGAGAGCAGTAAGTAATGATGTTCTTGTGCCTTTAATTACTCATACTAACAGACTAATATACAATTCTGGTTCACACACTACATATGATCCAGAGGCAACAACAAATAATATAAGCCATCAAGGGAGTGGTACACCTCATCAAAATGGTGTAGCTTGGAACCAGTTTAAATATGCTATAAGAATACAAGCAATTATTGATGCAATAGAAACCAGATACAATATTACTTTCTCAAATGATTTCTTTAATGATAACACAAATGAAAAGTTTTATAACTTGTTTATGTGGTTGCATCGTAAAAGTGGTAATGTAGAACAAGCTGCACAAGTTGAGGTGTTATACACAAGATTAGATGATTTAGTTGTAAAGTCTGGCTCAACAGAATATATATCAACTGTATCTGATGGTGTTATAACGGTAAATGCACCAGTAGGTGTTACCCCAGCTTTGTTGAGGTATCAATTTAACCCAGTCGATAACACGGCAGTTTACAATGTTAGGGTATTAAGAAATGGTGGTACTGTAGTTGGTGAATTAAATGGTGTTAATGATACCCAAACTTTAACCATACAAGCTGGAACAGATGGCTTAATAAACAATTCAACATATGCATTAGAAATATCTGGTGTTGTTTCTTTTAATGCTAATGATATTGATGTACAATTAAATTGGTTAGAACCAGGAGGCACACCTTTTTCTGGAAGTGACTTATATCACAATAACGCATCATTTCAAACAGAACAAAAATTTCAATTTAACATAGTTGAGCAGATACCTAAAATGAAAATTATTGATTTTCTTTCGGGCTTGTTTAATTTATTTAACCTTACTGCTTATGTAAATGATGTTGGTACAATAGTGGTAAGAACATTAGATAGTTACTACGCAGCAAGCACAACAGTTTACAACATAGATAAATACCTAGATACTACAAAATCAACATCAGATGTTGCACTACCTTTTAATGAAATTAATTTTAGTTATAAAGGTTTAGGTACATTTTTAGCAAAGCAATTTGAACAACTTACCAATAGTGGTTGGGGTAGTTTAG